TCGATTCAGAATGCTTCAGAATCGATTATCGATCCCCGACAGGGATTCCCGCAGGGATTCCCGCAGGGATCGATTCAGAATGCTTCAGAATCGATTATCGATCCCCGACAGGGATTCCCGCAGGGATTCCCGATAGGGATCGATTCAGAATGCTTCAGAATCGATTATCGATCCCCGACAGGGATTCCCGCAGGGATTCCCGCAGGGATCGATTCAGAATGCTTCAGAATCGATTATCGATCCCCGACAGGGATTCCCGCAGGGATCGATAATCTATCAGATTTTAGTATATGAATATATCAAAACATAAAATCTTGACAATTCGCCGAAATAGATATTTTAGAGTATATATATCTATATATAATTTATATAAATATATATTCTATAGACTAAAAGTCCATAAATCTATAATTCAGGTCTATCTATTATATATAGAACAAAAAACCGCTTATACCTACTTTTTTAGGTCCATCCCAAAAATACCGTTTATGAGGTATGGATTTTCAAAAAATATTTTTGAAAATTTTTTATTTTTTTCAAAAATTACTCTTGACAATATATCAATATACCGATATATTATTTTATAAGGTTATAAGATTATAACCATATAACAACATAAAACTATAATTTAGAAAGGAAACAAAAAAATGGAAACAACAGAGAAAAAAAACTTGTTATCAGAAAAAGCAATGCTAGTTTATCTTTCTGCGTCGACGTGGACAGGCCGAAAAAAAGACAAAAAAACTACATCGGAAGTTTGCGATGTAAAAAAAGCGGATTCGGACGCTGGATCATGGATTACGTACTTAATCCCAAAAAAATCAATAGCGGACATAGAATCTGCTATTGTACGATGTCGACAAGATCACTATCGTTTATCATTGCCATGGATCGACGGCGGATTGCGGATTTTACCTAGTAAATTATTTATGGAATATACTTCCGTAATGAATAAACGAATCGCCGAGTTTGAAAAAACTGTCGATCAGTTTTTAGTCGAATATCCGAATATTATCGACAATGCTAAAGCCCGACTCGGCGATTTATCGTATAATTTTATTTTACCGACAACACAAGAGCTGAAAAACAGATTTTCTGTCCGATATGATTTTATGCCATTACCGGAGACATCGGATTTCCGGGCTGATATAACAGGATCGGAAGTCGAATCACTCAAAAATAACATTGAAAATTCTATGAAAGAAAAAATCCATAGAATGAATCAGGAAGTTTGGGATCGATTGTACTTTATCGTCGATAAAACAGTATCTGTTTTATCCGATGACGATAAAATTATCAGAAAATCATTGATTGAAAAGTTATCGGATATGGCAAACGATCACTGGAATTTGACGGACGATCCGAAATTATCCGAAATTCAGACAATGATTAAAGATCGTTTGCAATCGGTAAAAATCACCGACTTAAGAGACGATAATTTCCAGCGAAAAAATAAATCAAACGAATTGAAAGAAGTACTGGATAAACTGAATGATTTTATCGGATAAAATCATTGACAAGACGACTTGATATAGGAAGTAAAATCCGGTTCGATTCCGGCGTCTTGTCTTCAAAAAACTATAAACTTTTTTAGAAAGGAAACAAAAATGAAAATCAATGAATTAAAAATCGAGCTCGAGCGGTGTTTCAAAAATGGATTGCCAATTCTATTAAAAGGCGCGCCGGGGGTGGGGAAAACAGATATTATAAAGCAAACGGCTAAAAAATGCGATATGGATCTGATTATATCTCACCCTGTTGTTTCCGATCCGACAGATTACAAAGGCCTACCGGGAATTATTAACGATAAGGCCGAATTTTTACCGTATGGGGATCTACGAAAATTGATTGAGGCCGATTCCCCGACAATCTTTTTCCTAGACGACATCGGTCAAGCCCCGGCCGCAGTACAGGCCGCAGTTATGCAACTTCTATTATCTAGACGGATAAACGGACATGCTGTTTCGGATAAAGTAACATTCTGCGCTGCAACCAATCGCCGGGAAGACAAGGCCGGAGTTACAGGGATTTTAGAGCCCGTAAAATCCAGATTTGCGACAATTATTCAGATCGATCCAGATCATGATTCATGGATTGATTGGGCTGTTGATTGCCCAGACATTCCCACTGAACTTATCGGATTTATCCATTACCGACCGGCGTTGCTATGTCAACCCAATCCGACAAACGATATTGTCAATAGTCCAAATCCCCGGACATGGCACAATATCGGAAAGTTATTGAAAGCGGGTTGCAAAAATTTTGAAGTATTCGCCGGGGCTGTCGGTGAAGGCGCGGCCGCTGAATTTATCGGATTTATGAAAGTATATGAATCCTTACCGTCGATAAACAGTATCTTGAGCGATCCAGATAATGCAATCGTCCCGGCCGAAATATCCGCATTATGCGCCTTGACAGCTGCATTGGCGGAGCGCGCGACGGAAGATAAAAACATCAATGCAATATTTAGGTATTGTAAACGATTCCCAAAAAAAGATTATGAAGTCCTGTTGATTAAGGATTGTCTGCGAAAAAACGAAAAAATCAAAAATAATAAACATTTTACAACATGGTGTCTGGACAATAAAGACGTGTTTATGTAACAGATACCTTTTGATAATGAAAGGATTCCTAAAATGAATACAACAGAAAAAATAAATAAAGCGCGGACGCGCTTATTGATTGACAGTATGTTTTTTGGATCAATTGCTATGCGACTCGAATTGATTCCCGATTGCTCAATTCCAACAATGTTTATCAATAGTAAAGCAATAAAATACAATCCAGATTTCGTAGACGGATTATCAATGTATGAATTGATTGGTTGCCTAGCGCACGAAATTTTACACGTCGCAGGCGGACACCCATGGCGCGAAAATGATAGAGACCATACTCTATTCAGCATGGCCGGTGATTATGTTATAAACGACATACTTTTGACGGATAAATTTTCATTGCCTGCGGGTTGTCTATACGATAAACGATTCAGTGGTATGTCTGTTGAGGAAGTTTATACTGTGTTGAAAAAAGAGAAAGAAGAACAACAGAAAGAAGAACAACAGAAAGAAGAACAACAGAAAGAAGAACAACAGAAAGAAGAACAACAGAAAGAAGAACAACAGAAAGAAGAACAACAGAAAGACGATAACAGCGGAGACGATAACAGCGGAGACGATAACAGCGGAGACGATAACAGCGGAGACGATAAAAACAAAAATACAGACATTGGCGGTTGCGGCGATTATGAATCTGAAACAGATTCTATAGAATCTAAAGAAAATGAGATACAATGGAAACAGATTATATCGCAAGCGCATTTGCTATCAAAAGGATCGATCCCGGCTGGGCTCGATAGAATGATACAATCGTTTATCAATCCAGAGACGCCATGGTCTGTTTTATTACGCGATTTCGTATCCCGGACTGCTAAAAATGATTATACATGGACGCGTCCGAATACAAGATATTCTAGACTAAAATTTATTTTACCGTCATTGATATCCGACGAGCTGCCAAAAATAGTTATTGGTATAGATACTTCAGGATCTATTTCGCAGGAATTACTTGATTTATTTGCGGCGGAAGTGTCTTCTATTTTCAATGATTACGATGCGACAATAGAAGTAATTTATTGCGATTATGTAATTCATGGAATAGAGACATACACTAAATCAGACTTACCATTAAAGTTATCGCCAAAAGGCGGCGGCGGCACTAGTTTTCGGCCTGTATTCGATTATATCGAAAATAGCGGAGACATTCCCGCATGTCTGATTTATTTTACCGATCTATGCGGATCGTTTCCAGAAAAAGAGCCCGATTATCCTGTTTTATGGATTTCGACAAGCGGACTCGACAGAGTGCCATTTGGCGATGTAATAAAGATCAAACTATAAACAAAAAACAAAAAATGAAAGGAAACAAAAAATGTCTAGGACGAAATTGTATAATTATCCAGTCAACCGGTATGCTTTTGAGCGACAAATATATGATCCGGTTGAAAATGCGCCTTTAATGATTATATGGAATGAATTAAAAAAACGGCCGGGATATGAAAATATCAAACTGAAAGAATCTAAATCAATCAAGTTTAGTCGCCGATGTCCATATCACGGCCATTTCGTAATGGAAATAGACGGACATTCGTATATGGTAAAAATAACATATGGAAAACTAGGATACCGAATATCCCTATATGGAATAAACGCCCGAAATATGAATCGGTATCTACAAGAATTTTTTGGCAAAAAACACAAGCCGACAACATCGAAATACATCGAAAAAATAGTCGATAAAATAATTGACGCCTTTTCATATTATATCCCGTTGATTGAAAAAACAAAAAAGGATAAAGAGAAAAAAGAAGTTCAAAAAATGAAACAGGAAAAAACCGCGAAAATTTTACAAGAGAAAATCGGATTGCCATTCCCACTAGATCATTACTATTCCTATGATGAAAATACATCGGGAATAATTGATCGGGAATACCATACCGATATGTCCTACGGGTTCAAACTTGACATTTCGATTAAAGAGTTTGATAAAACTATATTCAATACAGATGATTATATTATGATTGACGCCATAAAATTTTATGGCAAGTACAGTACGGAAACAATCAAAAAACTTATAAACATACTCTTAACATCGCCGGAGTATATATCCGAAAGGTTGCTAAAATGAAAACAGAAGATATCTTCAAAAAAGATCCGTCTTTATTACGGCCGGCTAGAAAATATCTATACGATTGCAAGGCGCGTAAAATAATAATAACAGACGGAAATGAAGAACCGGTTACTATAGGAAAACCGGGGCACTGGAAACGTAATGGATTAATTAGATATAACAAGCCGAAATATCCGGGATATAAATACCAATACTCAACCCTTACTATAAAAGTAGGTATAAATTGGCTTTGGAATAATTGGACGGATAAACAGAGAAAAAAATATACACTATTAAAGATGTTATGAAAGGAATGCTAAAATGAAAATAAAAGATTACGTTTTATTCGGATTGTTTATCGTCGCATATTTTACGCTAGGATTTTATCTAGCGATAAAAATGTTTAGTTGATTGTCCATAGCAAGGATTGATTTTAGATCCTTGCTATTTTCTTCTTTAATAAAAATAACAATAAATTTATGTAATTATTTAAGATATACACTATCTAAAATATAAGATAAAAAAATAAACTGTTTCTATTATGAATATAAAAAATAGATCAATCCCCGACAGGGATTCCCGCAGGGATTCCCGATAGGGATCGATTCAGAATGCTTCAGGATCGATTATCTATCCCGCAGGGATTCCCGCAGGGATTGAATAGAATGCTTCAGGATCGATAATCGATCCCCGACAGGGATTCCCGCAGGGATTCCCGATAGGGATCGATTCAGAATGCTTCAGGATCGATAATCGATCCCCGACAGGGATTCCCGCAGGGATTCCCGATAGGGATCGATTCAGAATGCTTCAGGATCGATTATCTATCCCGCAGGGATTCCCGATAGGGATCGATTCAGAATGCTTCAGGATCGATAATCGATCCCCGACAGGGATTCCCGCAGGGATTCCCGATAGGGATCGATTCAGAATGCTTCAGGATCGATTATCTATCCCGCAGGGATTCCCGATAGGGATCGATTCAGAATGCTTCAGGATCGATAATCGATCCCCGACAGGGATTCCCGCAGGGATTGAATAGAATATAAAAAATACGATGATAAATAAAAAAACACAACTTGATATAAATAAACAGATAAAAAGAGTCTATATATCAAATATATTTAATATATTTAAGGTATTAAGGATAAAAAGACTCTTTTTATCCAAAATATCCACATATGTACTATTCCCAGAACCATATTATAAAAAATTTTCAAAAATCACTGATGCCTATTTTTTACAATGTCGATCAAAAAAATTGCTTATGAGGTATGATTTTTCAAAAAATTTGCAAAAAATAAAGAATTTTCTAAATTATACTGGTATATGTGTATATAATTATATAGGCGACCATTATATTTACATGTAATAAAAACCAATAAAAAGGGAGAAAGAATATGCAATAAACTACAAAAACTACTGATGTCCATTTATCAAATAAAACATAAAATAAAATAAACATGAGATCTATTTTTGAAAGGAACTACGAATGTCTACTGAAAGAAAATACAAACCATTTCAAGTACCTCTTAGCATTTACAATAAAATAGAATATTACGCCACACAAAAAAGACAAAAAACTGGAGAAAGTATTCTATGGACGGACATATTAAAAAAATGTATTTACAGAGGTATGAAAAAAATGAAAATTGATTAACAATCCGAACAGAGGATGAAATAAAATCCTCTGTTCATTTTTTACTTTTGAAAGGAAAACACAATGTCAAACATAGTATTAGATCCAGTGGATATGGATAAAACATATGAAGATATTCAACTTCTTATCTACCACACCGTAAAAAAATTTATTAAACATCACGGAGGAGATTTTGATGAAATGGTTTCTGAAGCAAATTTATTGTTTGTACGAATGTACAAAGGAGAATTTGCCAAATACGATCCAAATAAAGGCACGTCTTTTTCTACATGGTTTCGATACAATTTATGGATGAGTTTGAAAACGTTTAGAAATAGACAAATAAAAAAACAAGACAATCAAATTATAGAAATAACTGAACCTGCTGTCTATTATTCTGATTTTTCTATCTCAGAATTAAGACAAAGAATTTCTGCTGAAGCCAATGAGGTATTAAACCTTATATTACACACACCAGTAGAATTATTAGAAATGATTCAATCTACTGGAGGAAGGGTTATACGAGTCAAAAAATGTATTTCTAACTATCTAAAAAAATACAAACCTTCTTATTCTTCTAACAAAATTTTTAAGGAAATAGAAAAAGAGATCAACCGATGATAAAATTATATCCCTATCAGGAAGACGGAATTTCTTTAATCAAAAAATTCAACGGACGAGCGTTATTATCGGACGAAATGGGATTAGGAAAAACATTCCAGGCCTTATCATGGATTCACCAGAATAACAAATGGCCTGCTATTGTAGTTTGTCCAGCACACCTAAAATGGGTCTGGTATTCAGAAGCACTGTCTAAACTAGGAATACGAGGTAATGTATTAAATGGAAACAATCCGTCAAAAATCATAATTCCAGTAAAAAATAAATTAACTATTATAAATTATGATATTTTAGGCGGATGGAAAAAACAAATAAAAAAAATCAAAGCCAAAACATTAGTTATAGACGAATGTCATTACATAAAAAATCTAAACGTACTCAGAACAAAACGAATATTAAACATCGCTAAAAAAATACCGCATATCATTGCTATTAGCGGAACTCCGTTATTGAGCCGGCCAATCGAATTATTCCCAGTTCTGCATCTTCTTAGAAAAGATTTATTCCCGTCTTTTTGGGATTTCGCTTTTCGATATTGCAAACCCAAGGCGACTCCGCATGGATGGATATACAAAGGATCAGATAATCTAAATGAATTACATTCTAAATTAAAACGAAATATGATGATTCGTAGATTAAAAAAAGATGTAATGAAAGAATTACCAGACAAAACCAGACAAGTCATTCCTGTTGATATTGAAAATATGAACGAATATCAACAAGCCGAAAAAGATTTTATTAAATGGCTAAAAAAAATATCCATATCCAAAGCATTAAAAGCAAATAAAACTATTGTCATATCTAAAATTGGATACCTAAAAAGATTATCTTCACAATTAAAATTAAAAAACATACATCAATGGATAGATAATTTTTTAGAAGAATCCGATCAGAAATTAGTAATTTTTGGAATCCATAAAAAAATCTTAAAAGATATTTATAATAAACATAAATCCATATCTGTAAAAATAGACGGGGATACATCTCAAAAAAAGAGAAAAACAGCCGTAAAACAATTCCAAACGAATAAAAAAACCAGACTATTCATTGGAAACATAATCGCCGCCGGGACAGGAATCACATTAACATCAGCATATAATACGCTATTCGTAGAGATGGATTGGAACCCCGGAAATCATATTCAGGCAGAAGATAGAACCCACAGGATCGGACAAAAAAACGCCGCTTTCTATTATTATCTTGTCGCAAAAAACACAATAGAAGAAAAACTATGCGAAATAATCCAAAATAAGCAAAACATAATATCTTCGACCTTAGATGGAAGTAATAAAACAAAACTAAAACTAGATGTATTTAATTTATTACAAAAACAAATAATGAAAGGAAATAAAAAATGTCATTAACAGATGAAATCGAATTTAGCAAAAAAATAAAGAAAATGAATCAAACTACACTTTTAATATCTGGATTATCCAAAGATCTAAAAAATCACTATAAATCATGGTGCGCTAAAAGAGGAAGAACGATGAGTAAAGATATTATACTGCATATGAAAAAATCAATAAAAAGAAAATAAGTCTAAAATTCCACTGATGCCTTGTTTTTGAAAACAAAACGAAAAAATCTTCATATGGAGGACAAAAAATGAAATTCCAAGAAATTCTGGACAAATACGGTATTGATTATAAAACAGAAAATCACCACCATTGCCGTCCCGGATGGATTCAATTTGATTGTCCATTTTGCGGAAAACATTCTAAAAAATATCATATGGGGTTTTCTGTTCATTTTCATTTTACGAACTGCTGGAAGTGTGGCGGTCATTCCCTTTTTTCTGTTTTACAGGAACTTCTTAATATCTCATCTTCTTCTGCTTCTAAAATAATAAAAAACCTTGATATTGAAAGACCAGTCGAAGAAAAAGTACGAGGAACGTTAAAAATTCCATATGGGGTTTCTGACCTACTGCCTATCCATAAACAATATCTTATGGGGCGAAATATAGATCCTGAATATGCTATTAAAACATGGAAAATAAGAGGGTTATCCCAAGTTGGAAAATTGTCATGGAGGATCTTTATTCCTATTCATTTTAAGGAAGAAGTTGTAAGTTGGACTACTCGAACGATCCGGGATTCTTCTATACGATATCTTTCTGCATTAGCAGAACACGAATCAATTCCTCATAAATCGCTTTTATACGGAGAAGATTACGCAAAAGATACAATTATTGTATGTGAAGGGCCGTTGGATGTATGGAAAATAGGAAAAGGTGCAGTAGCGACTTTCGGAACTTCAGTTTCTGCATCTCAAATCCTAAAAATGATTAAATATCCGAACAGAATTATTTGTATGGACCAGGAAACTAATGCACAAAAAACAGCCCAGAACATTTGTGATACTTTAAATTTATTTCCCGGAGAGACTTATAACCTTGTTTTAGATTCTAAAGACCCAGGCTCTGCTTCGGAAAAAGAAATTAAAAAGATACGAGAAAAGTTTTTGAAATCCTATTGATAATAATAATAGGAAATAGTATAATTTCTCTGGCAAAAGAAAAGAATCATAAGTGCCGGTGCTGTTCTTCTTTTGCCAGAAGTAACAAGTACCGGCACTTTTATATCTGGAGTATCTACTATGAAAAAATCAGATCATTTTTCAGACATAAAACATCGTCCTATCAGCATTCCCAAATCAACCATTGACCTTTTTTTGAAAGAAAAAGAACCCATTGCTTTAATGGGTTTATATTTTTTTTATTATTATACGGCTATATGGCAAGAAACAAATCAGCCATTTTGCACGATCGATTATGTGGCAAAAGGCATAAGTAAAAGTAAAAAATGGGTTAGAAAATATAAGAAAAAACTAGTAGAAATTGGATTGATTGAGGACATTATTACCAGAGAAAAAGGCAAAATTAAAGGTCATTATATACGAGTATATTATTATACAAATATACCAAAATCATCAAAAAATCCTTCACCACCCTACCCTTTTTGCCAGGGGTGGCAAAAATGGGAGCCAAATGCTTATAATAATAATAATATAAATGCTTATAGCGAAAAGCCACTTTGTGGCTTTCGCAAGGTGACAAAAACTAATAAAAATGATAGTTTATATAAAAATATAAATATATGTAATAAGTCTCCAGTTAATAATAAATATACGAATATACCATTATATAAATATAATAATAAACAGATAGACTTTTATACCAGGATGTCAAAACAACTTGCCGATACCGTCAGACAAAAAAGAAAAATAAATAGAAATGTTAGTATCCCAAGAGGTGCATCTTATTTTTACAAATTAAAAACAGATGGAATAAATAAAAAAAGAATTAAAAAAGTTTTACTTTGGTATATACGCCATATGGGGGAACCATACGTCCCGGTTGCGTATTTAGCAAAAACATTCTATGAGAAATTTCTTTCAATAGAAGATGCAATGAGTCGTCATTTATCTGATAATCCAGAAATCTCAAAAACAGCCAAACGAATTTATAAAGCCATTCAAGATTATGGACTTGATACATCGGATAATAATTTATTAAATTTTATACAACAGTCAGTTGATAATTTTAAAGAGTACTCCAAGAAACATAATGCTGCAATTAAAAATATTTCGTCTGAAGAAACTATAGAATTTGCCAGAGATTTTTACAAAGAACTGAAGATGGAGGAATTTTTAGAAAATTGGATGATTACTGGGATGAAAAAGAAAGTTAGAACGAAAGATTTAGTTTTTACTTTTTCTTCCAATAAATTTCAAACCTACGGTAAAAGACGATGCACAGAGATGTATGGGGATGATGATTTATGGAAAGACTACATGAAAGGTATCTATGCGAATTGAAAAAAGAAATTCTCTGACAGAAAAAAGAATCCTTACTGGGATGATTGTTGATACAAAAGTTCTTTCTGTTTTACATTCAAAATGGAAACATCAATTTCGATCCAAATGGTCAAATTTAGTAGGTCAGTGGTGCATTGATTTTTTTACTAAATATGAAAAAGCCCCCAAATCACATATCGAGGGGATATTTGAGAGTTGGTCTTCCAAAACGAAAGAGAAAGAGACAATTGAAATTATTGAAAAGTTTTTACGAACGTTATCTGAAGAATATGAGCATCTGGAAAAAGAATCCAATAGCGATTATTTGATAGATTTAGCCGGAAAGTTTTTTAATCAAGTCCAGATAGAGAAATTAAATGAAGCGATTCAGGGGGATTTAGATTTAAGCCATGTCGATCAGGCCATATCCAGAATATTAAATTATAATAAAATCGAATTAGGACAAGGATCCGGAGTAGATGTTTTTAAGGATTCTAATGCAATTCAACAGGCATTTTTGGACAAAACAGAACCTTTAATTCGATTCAAAGGGGCGTTAGGCAGGTTTTATGGAGATTGTTTGGAAAGAGACGGTTTCGTAGCATTTATGGCTCCGGAAAAAAGAGGAAAGACGTGGTGCTTGATAGATCTTGCTTTTCGAGCGTTGGAACAAAGAAAGAAAGTAGCGTTTTTTGCCGCTGGAGACATGAGCCAAAATCAGATGATACGCAGATTGATGATTCGTACCGCTGGAAGGCCTATGAAAAGCGGAGAGTATAAAATTCCAATTTCTATCCAAAAGTATTCAGATAAGAAAAACGCAACTATTCGTCATAAAATGAAAAAATACACAAAAGACCTTTCATGGCAGGAATCATGGAAAAAAGCAAAAGAGTTTATGAAAAAAATACGAACGAAAGAAAATTTATTAAAATTATCATGCCACCCAAATTCCACCCTTTCTGTTCGAGGCATTAAAAACCTTCTTTCAGAATGGGACCGATCTGGATGGACTGCGGATATTGTTATTATTGATTATGCGGATATTTTAGACATGTCTATGTCAGGTACAGATTCACACAGAGATAAAATCAATGAAACATGGAAACAACTACGTTCTCTTTCTCAAATTTATCATTGTCTTGTTATCACAGCCACTCAAAGCGACGCGGAATCATATAAAGCCAGAACAATGAGCAGGTCTCATTTTTCTGACGATAAACGAAAAATCGGCCATGTCACAGGGATGATTGGCATAAATCAAACAGAGAAAGAAAAAGAAAGAGGGGTTTTCAGATTTAATTGGGTTGCAAAAAGAGAAGAAGAATATCGAGAGTCATTTTGTGTTTATACCGCTGGAAATATGGCGTTTGGAAATCCAGCGATGAAAAGTTGTTTTG